CGCATCGAGGCGTTGATGCGAACCGGGTCAACCCGATCTTCGCGACGGGTGGGGAGGATCGCATCGCGGTTGTTGGTGATGCGGTCTTGCGTCGTGCGACGCTGGGATTGTCTGGAAAGGTCGGCCATGGATCAGTTCGGCCCCTTGGCTGCTGCGCTCTGCTGAAGCTGGATGCTCTTGCCGCCGTAGTATCCTTGGGCGCCCGCCGTAGCGATGCGGAGACCCGCGCCGAGGATGGTCGGCGACTGGATGCGGCTGGACATGGAGTTGGCTGCTGCGGCGGCTGCGCGCTGCTGGGACTCTGCGTTGAGGTTTGTGCGTTCGGCGGAAAGTTGGTTCTGCATGAGGCTGTCCTTCAGGAGAGCTTCGACGCTTCCACCGATATTTAGACCGGCTTCACCGGCGGCGACCTTGATGCGGGCCTGCTCCTTGCGAGCGACGCGCTGACGCTCGTTCAGTTCGGCGGTCTGGGCGACCCGGATTTCCTGCTGGGTGGTGGCAAGCTGGGCGTCGATAGCCTTCTGCTGCGCCTTGGCGGACTGCATTTGACCGATGGTCTCGGTCGCGGCCCCGACGACGGCGATGGTCGTCATGATAGTCACGGGATCACAGATGGATTGGTCCCTCCTGAATGCTGCTGATGAGGTAGAATGGGCGGCTCTCGCGGCCATGGGTCAGATCGACGTCCTCGATCTCGAACCCGGCCCGAAAGAGCCAGAAAATGCTGATGCTGTTGCGAGCATCGACGTGATTGAAGAGACGCGGCCAACGCCCGTGCCAGCGTTTGATGACGGCATAGGTCTCGCGACCGATGGCGATCTTGGCTCTGGGCCTCTCCATGCCGGGCGTCCCGAGCATCCACACGATGCCTGAACCGGCTTCGTCGGACGGACCCACGCCGTAGACGGCGATGGCCTCGCCGTCGTCGGTGATGACCCAAGCGTCCAAGCTGTTCATGACCGACATGGTGAGGACCAGAAGGGGGTCTGGATCGCCGAGGGTCAGGAGTGGATTGGTCGCTTTGATCTCGTCATAGTCGGCGGAGCGAAGGTTGTTGGCGATGGCGTCGAGCCAGTCGTGAATCTGTTCGCCCGAAGCACCGGCGAGGTCGTGGAATTCGATCATGGGTTGATTGATCGCCGCAGCCGGTGGCATTGAAACGCCGTTCGGAGGGGCTAATGAAAAAGTGGGTTATGGCTTTTGCGCTGGCGATGATTTCGTCAGCAGCGTCTGCGGGAGACTGGCGGCTACTTTCAGTCGGGAAGGCTGGCGCGATTGCCGTTGATATGGACGGCATCCGAGCATCTGGAACCAAGCGGGTTGGTTGGACCGCTATGATCCTTCCGCTACGCACCTCTGACATAGACTATGTGCTTGTCAGATATGAATGGGACTGTGATGCCGATACCAGCACTCAACTCGGTTGGGTTGCATATCTCGAAGATGGGATGTTGGTTGACCGTGACGAAACCCGCAAACCGACATCAGTTGTGCCCCCGGATTCTAACGAAGTTCATGTCCTAAACGCTGTGTGCCGGGGGGAATTCCAAGTTCCCGATTCAGGCTGGAATAGCGTGCCAGCCCTATTGAGAGACTTCCGCACGACTCCACCAAGTTGAGCGTGGCCTGACCGCCCGTGAGCGGTCAGGTTCTGGAACGGTTGTAGTAGTTAGCTTCCCACTAGGCCGCGACGAACGTCGAGGCGGCGTAGGTGTCGTTCACGATGCGGATGCGGGTCGCCGTGTTCTGGCCGTAGACCTGAAAGCGGTGTGAGCCGGTCGCATAGGCTGGCGTGTTCAGACGGAAGCTGGCGGCGCCCAAGGTCTTGCCGGTGAACTGCGAGAGTTTGGACGGCAGGATTTCCTCGACATTCGGATTGACGCCGTAGGGCGCGACCGATGTCTTGAAATAGGCGGTGTTCACGAAATTCAGGGTGAAGGTGCGAAGCGTGGTGCGGCCGGTCGTGATGGCCTCTCCGCGCTGGGTCCGCATGTATTGGGTCGAGAACTCGAACGCGAACTCGTAGCCTTCCCCGACGACGACAGGCCCGGCGATCTCGCTGGCCGGAACCTCGACGATGTTGTCCGTGATCCAAATGTAGGTCGAGGGGTCGATCAGCGTTTCGGGGCGGCCAGCGAAGGCGTTGCCTCGAACCATCTGGAACCGGGCTTTCACCGGCTTGTAGGGCAAGATGAACTGCGTCGTGTTCGGCGTGGCCTGATAGGTTCCGGTCACGGTCGCCCGTCGATCCAGATGGATTTGATGGGTTGTCTGCACCGGGCGCGAGCCAGCGGTCAGGTTGACCCTCTCCAACCATAGGCCATCGTTTCGCTGAACCGTGAGGTAGAGCGTCCCCTTGAGGTAGGCGCCAGAGACGATCCGGGCGCCGGGTCCGAAATCCCATTCATGCCACGCGGACTGAAGCTTCTCGTCGGACGAGGCCCAATAGAAGTTGTAGCAGTAGACCTTGCTCGGGGCGCCGTTCGTCAGGACGAATAGAGCCGACAGGTCATCGGCCGGGATCAGTGCGTGGACGCCCGCCGGGATGTAGCGGTCGCAGTGCGCCGTCACGTCCGAAGCCGAGGTCGTGTCCGCCCCGGCGAGCCGGGTGTATTCCATGACCTTGGCGAAGCCGCTGTTCTCGACAGCGAAGTAGATTTCGGAGCCGAGCGAGGCGAGGCCAGCGACGGTGTTGACGGTGTAGTTCGTCGTCGGCCGGATCGCGAGCGACGAGGCGTTCAAGCCGAGTTCGCCGTGCGAGAGGCTGAACTGCGTTTGGTCGGACGTGAGCAGGATGCCGTCATTGTGTGTGGTCGCATCCAGCAGAGGCGAGACCTTGGTCGAGGTCGCCCCGGCGTCCAGCACGTCGCTTTCCAGATAGTCCGTTTGCGACATACGCCAGAAGTTTCCGAAGTCGCCGACGCACGAGAGGATGCAGTTCTCGTCGTAGAGGAAGGCCAAGCGGTTCTGATAGAAGAACACCTTGCGGATTGGGCGGCCGATGAAGCCGGGGTTCGGGTTGATGTCCGTGTCGCCGACGCGGCGGGGCGCCCACGAGAACGGAGCGAAGACGAAGCTTCCATCGGCCTCGCGGACGAGGGCGTGGGGCATGGTCTTGTAGTCGATGGCGTTGACCAGTCCGGGCTTGACGCATTCCTCCCACACGCCGCCGCGACGGACGACGTAGTAGGACATGAAGCTTCCCGTCTCGTCGCCTTGGACGCGGTAGATGGCGCCTTCGGGCGGGGGCGTGTCGCCCTGATTGACGGGCGGCAGTTTGTCGAAACGCTGCACCGTGCCGGTGATGACGCCAGCGGTCGGGTTCGGCGGATAGGTGTAGGTGCTGCCCGGCGCGTAGGGATCGCCGTTCGCATCGGTGCCAATCCGGCGGTTGAGCCAGATTTGCTCGGCTGGATCAGCTTGGGTGTCGGCGCCCAGCGCGCCCATGGCGCACTTCATCCGACGATTGGTGATGAAGGTGTAGTCCGCGACGCTGAACGCCGAGATGTCCGTGCCGTAGTCCTCGACGGTCGAGAGGTAGGCCCAGCCGCCGGGGGCGGTGACGGGCTTCTCTTGGCCGGTGAGGGTGTCGAACACCTTGATCTGGCCGTCTGCGACGATCACCACATACTGCTCTGTGGAGTCGCGATTGATGGTGTGGATGTGTGCGTTTTCCGGCGCGGTCGGCATAAGCCGAGCGACGACCTCGGAAGGTGCGCGTTTGGTCAGGCCCGTCGCGATGGACGGCCAGCCGTTGGTCAGGCTTTCGAGTTGATCGGGCGAGCGGACCAGCGGCGATTGCTGCGAAACGCCCCCGTGCAGGGACGGCAGCGAGCGGGTCACGAGGCTCACTTATCGGACCTCCAAGCTCGGCCACGCCGGTTCAGTGATGCGGAAAGAGCCTTGTTGGCGCGGAAGATGTTGATGTCGGCCGAGGCGGACTGCTGGCGTTGCAGCGTCAGCCAAGCGCGTCGCTGATCCTCTTCGCCGAAGCGGTCGGCGGCTGGGTCGCCCACAACCCGAGCGGTGAACTTGCGACCGGCCGCGATGACGGCGTAGCCACGGGCGGCTTCCGGCAGGGCGTCGAACGTGAACGACCACTTGACGCGGACCTTGACCGGCAGGGCCATCACCCACGTCAGGTTCGCGGCGTCCCAGAGGCCGAAGCCTTTCGATGGGTGCTTTCGAACAATGATGTCCTGCGCCTTATCCATCGGGTCGATGTCGAGGGCGCCGGTGGGGACGGCGATAAAGCCGTCGATGTCGGGGGAGAGAACGAAGTCCTCATCGGTGTTGAACTTGAAGCCGTAGAGGCAGACTTCGCGAACGACCTTGTTCAGTTCGCCGAGCGCGATGGACTGGTCCACGATCTCGGGAATGATGGCGTTGACGGGAAGCTGGCCGATGCCGATCAGCATGTCGTTGACGGCCTCAAGTTCCGTCATGGGCGCAGCCAGCATGGGCGCGATCTCCTTCGGAACGAGGTGAAAAAAAGGACGCGCCCTCGTGAGAGAGCGCGCCCTTCTGGTGTGGCGGTTGCCGGTCGTTAGTTCGGGATGGCGCCGGTGCGGAGTTCGACAGCATCCGAGGCACGGAAGACATCGGTGCCGGTCATCTGACGGGCGAGGATGAGAGTGCCTTGCTTGCTGATCTGGTCTTCGGTCTGAACCGACAGGCCCTGAACTTCGGCGGTGCCGATGGCGTCCTTGGTCCAGACGGCGCCGACAGTCGTGCCCATCTTCAGACGGTAGCGGGTCGGGATGTCGAGGTTGGCCGAGTCATCGTTGCCGAACGGCGCGATGTTGGACTTGACGATCTTGATGCCGTCGATGGTTTCGAGCGTGTGCTTGCGGAGCGAAGCGTCGCCGCCGTTGTAGTCGCGGTTCAGGTTCTTGTCCGAGCGCGCCATCGCATACCATTGAAGGTTCTTCACGAGGCCGAACACATCGACCATATCGACGCGGACGTTCTTGCCGTCGAGGGCTTCCTTGGCCTTGGAGAAGGCTTCGAACAGCTTCGTGGCGTCGGTCGCCATAGCGGAGTCCACGACCGGGGTCGGTGCGCCGCCGCCCGAGGTGCCGATCAGATCGGTGGCGCGAGCAGCCTTGACGACAGCGCGCATGGCGTTCTGGTCGAACTGGACGGCCAGTGCTTCAGCCAGTTGGCGAACGTATTCCGAGCGAATGTCGAAGT